CACGTCTATGCTGTTCACAAGGATATTGATGACCAGCTTCGTGCCAACGCTGACTCTAACTTCAGCCTTGACTCGGATGCAACCAAGTTCATCACTAACCAACTGTTGCTGAAGCGCGACCTTGACTGGGTAAACACCTACATGAAGACTGGTGTTTGGGGTACTAACTATGTTGGTACTACTAACTTCGTCAAGTGGTCAGACACTGCTTCAAACCCTGTTCAAGATGTTAACACCTGGATTATGAACTTCCGTGAGATTAACGGATATGCTCCTAACTTCATGGTTGTTGCTCCGCAGGTTATGAATGCGCTGAAGGCCAACAAGGATATCCTTGACCGTATTCGCTACACCCAGCGTGGTGTCATTACTGAGGATCTCATTGCGAGCCTCCTTGGTGTTGGTAAGATCTATGTTGCTTGGGCAACCAAGGCAACTTTGGCCTCCGACACGACTCCTCCAATTGATGCAGCTCCTGAACTCAACGACGTTGAGGACCAAGATGCTGCTGCTGGATACAAGTACCTTACTTCTTCGGAAGCTGCTACGGCTGCAACCCAGAAGAGCTTGTTGCTTGGTTACGCTCCTACTGGACCGTCCTTGCTCACGCCTTCTGCTGGTTACACGTTCGTTTGGAGCGGTTACCAGGGTGGTAATGGAAACGGTATCAAGGTCTCCACATTCCGTCAGGAACTTATTAAGTCTGACAGAATCGAAGGCGAAATGACCTATGACCAGAAGCTTGTTTCTGCTGACATGGGAATCTTTGCTTCCGACGTTATCTAATTAATATAGAGAAAGGGGGCCAGTTTCCATATAGGTTTCTGGCCCCCTAACTCATAAGGAGATACTAATGCCATTTTATGCAAACGGATCTTTTATCTGCAACGGTACTGATTACAACCGTGGCGATATTATGAAACTTGAAGATGTTAATGCCCTCAATGTGCTTGAGCGTATGGTTGATTCTGGTCTTATTGTGACCGATGAAGATCTAAGTTCGCGCGGTTGGCTTACACACGTTATCGCTGGTAGCGCTATTCACTTTGATGAATTTAAGCGTAACACTGGTGCAGTTGCTGCTAAGACCACTCCTGAAGCTCCTGTGGCCGTTAAGAAGGCTGCAGTTCCTGTCAAGAAAGCAACTCCTGCTCCGGTTAAAAAAGCTACTTCAGAGTCAAAGTAATAAGCCATGCTTAGTGCATTTGGCGTAGATCACGGCTCTATTAGCAAAGCTGATAGAGAGCGTAGAGTAGGTCCTCCTACTGTGCCAGATTCTTTAGCTGCAATTATTCCTGGAAGTACTGTTAGATCTTATGAATACTCCCCACCAGGTAAAAAATTAAAAAACGCTTCTAGAAACTTTGGCGCTATTACTGCTGGTGGTATAACAGGTGGTGCAGTTGGAGCAGCTTTAGCTGCGCCTTTAATTAGAAGAATACCTGTAAAAAGGGTTGTAAATGCCCCTAAATTTTTGCAAGGTAAAGGTGGTAACAAATTGTGGGGTAACTCTAAAGCGTTAATTCCTAATGGTGTGCAGCCTAAAGGATTACGGGCTAAACCAATACAGGTAGAAGGTTCAGCTCTTAAAAATTACGCCCAAGCTGGAGCATGGGGTGCGGGAAGCACTGCAGGTTCTACATTGTTAGGAACTAAGTCTTATAAAAAAATAAGTAGAGAAAATAGACAGTACCAGTAGTATTAATGTATAGATAGGAGAAGCAATGTCTTTTTCATATACTGGCGATCCTACTGATAGTCAAGTAAACTCGGTAAGATTTTATATCCAAGATACAGTATCTACGGATGTTTTACTTCAGGACGAAGAAATACAGTTCCTTATAACTCAGTGGTTTCCGCTTTCTAATTCTTTAATATATGTAGCAGCTGTTTGTGCTGAAATAGTAGCTTCTAAGTTTGCTAGAGAAATATCTACTTCAGCAGATGGTGTCAGTGTTGGTGCAGAAGCATTACAGCAAAAATACCAAACTTTGGCTGAGCAACTTAGAAAGCAATACATTAGAGAAGTTAGCGCTTCTTCTAGTGTTGAGTTTGCTTCTAAAATCTGGGATTTGGCATACGACGATTCAATCAAGCCATTGTCATTTTCTGTTGGTATGGACGATAATCCTGACGCAGGAACACAGCCCCCACCACGGGGATACGCGTCATATTACAACTATTACTACGGACATTAAATGGCTAGGCCAATAGGAGCGTGGTCTAAGCAGTACGCTAAAGAGTCTGCTGAAATCCACATGGACTCCGTTGTCTCTATAGTAAAACCATCAGAAGTTTTTGCCCCTGATTTGACTGATGGTTATGCTACTGTTCAAGCACCTATTGAATATATATATGAAGGACCAGCTCGTATATGGGGAGCTAGTCAGTCTGGTAATTTTTCTATTGGTGAAAATGCCGATTTTGCTACTAAATCTATCAATATCTCTATACCTTGGGATACTGAACTTATCCCTAATGTGGATAATGTGTGCGAAATTTTATCCTGCCCAGAAGACCAAGATCTGGTAAATAGGGCTTTTAGGATCACTGGAGTCACTGCTGGAGGATCAATTATGGCTACAAGGCGTTTAACGGGCGTTATGCTGGATGAGAACCGCTCATGGGGGTAGCGGGTCAGGCTGACCTTACAAGCCTCTTAAACAACCTCTCAGGGGCTTCTGAGGGTATAGATAGAGCTGCTGCCATGCTAGTATCAAAAGTAGCTGAGCAAGTTAAGGTAAATGCAACAGCTTTAGCCCCTAGAAAAACCGGAACTTTGGCTAATTCTATCCAAGTCAGATATGAATCTAGTACTAAAGCCATAATTGAACCATCTGTACCATACGGCAAATACTTAGAATTTGGTACAAAAGGGCCTTATAAAATAAGTCCGCGTAAACCTGGTGGAGTATTGCACTTCAAAATAGATGGAAAATGGGTGTATGCTAAGTCTGTTATGCACCCTGGAATTAAAGCTCAACCATATATGAGACCAGCGTTAGAACAAGCTCTAGGCGATAAAGTAGAAGAATTAACTAAAAGCGGGGCTTTATTAATAGCTAAAGGAAATATCAATTAATGGCTTTTGAAAGAAGACTACTTACTAAAAAAGTCCAACAGGTAGCTGAAGGAATAGCCCCTGTTGGGTTAATTGATATACCCCCAAACGTTGGTTGGAACTCCAAAAGTACTAACACACAAAGTACTAAATTTAGACCTTTTGCCATTTTAGCCCCTGGATCAGCCTCGGTACTAAATACTGGTGGATATAGCAGGGATGAAAACGATTGGCGTTGTACATATACTTTAGCTTCATATGGCGTGAGTGTAGACCAAACTGAGCTTGTAGCCGATAGTATGAGGAACGCTATTGAAAAAATGACTAGTATTAGATTAGTATTAGAGAATAACTATTTAGTACAACAAGTAAGAGTTTCCAATGTAGGTTCAGTACAATCTGTTAATACAGCAGATTTACCGTACTATTTACAATTAGATACATACGAAATATGGATATCCAAGGAGATGTAATGATTCAACCTGAAGAAGTAGTTCCCGTTTTTGATTTAGTAGCAAACCATGAAAAGGTTATTGCGATGTTAAATGCTTTAGATGCAACTCAAGAAGTACAACCAAATACGGAAGAAGAAATCGAAGCTATAGAAGAAGACTTCTTTGATATAGAAGAAGAAGAAGAAAACGAGTACGAAGAAGAGTAAAGAGACTTTACAGGTCTGTCATTATAGTTATACGAAGACTCACGTTCCTTAAGGAGATATTATGGCTAGGATTATTCCTAATGCTAATACATGGATAGGTTTTTATCCATCTACTACTGGTACAATTTCCACTATTACGGCACCAACAGTAGCTCAAGTTAATGCTGCCATTAACTTAACACCTTTTGTTATTAGCCTTAACGCAAGCGCTCAGGGTAACACTGTTCCCACCCCGTCGTTTGACACTTTGTTTGAAACCACTATAGTTGGTACGTCTCAGGCCACCTTCACGGGTGACTTTTACCGTGATTCAACTACCGACAGTGCGTGGGCCGCGTTGGCTCGCACCACCAACGGCTGGTTTATTATTTCTCGCTTTGGTGGTGGAGGTACCTACAAGGAACCTAACGTCGCTACTAACAAGTGCGAAGTGTGGCCTGTGACCGTCACCTCAAGAGCTATGACTAACATGGCTAACAACGCAGTGATGACCTTCACTGTGAATTGCGCAGTAACCGCTGCACCAGCTGAAAGCGCGGCAACTGTCGCATAATTGAAAGGAATCGTCAATGCCCAAGGCGACTGAAGGAACTACGGTTGAAGCACGTGCTGCCCAGCGTGCTGATTCCAAAGCAACAACTCTCTCATTATTGAGAAACAAGAAAAGAGCTCAACGGGAAATAGTCTTCGAACTGTCCGGTGAGGATGGTAAGCCCGTTGAAGTTACGTTGGTGTTTAGAGCTATTGGTACGCAAGATTATGATCGTTTGCTGACCAAGTTCCCTCCAACTATTGAGCAAAAAGCTGAAGGATCTAGTTACGATATTAACAGATTCGCCCCTGAATTAATGTCTAAAGTATGCATTGAACCAGAAATGTCTGCTAAGGAATGGTCAGAGATCTGGAATTCTCCTGATTGGAACCGTGGGGAAACTATGGACCTGTTTGTGGCTGCAGTGGAGATCTGCAGCAGAGGTCTGAAAGCGGTCCCTACTTCAGAGCTAGGCTGAGGTACGACTCTCAGTTCTGGCTCGAAATGAGTTATTGTAGCGAACATGGCATACCACATTCAGAGTTTATGGAATGGGATAGTGATGATAGAGAAAAAGCTATTGCCTACAATATGGAGAAAAATTCTCGTTGCCAAATGTGCGGTACAGCACCTTGGGAATGGGACGAAGATAAGCGAGCATACGAACCAGTAGAAGACATTTGCTGGGGTTGCTATTATAAAGATATAGCGCAGGAAGAGTCAGGTAAAGGATTACCTGGTACATCAATAAACCTAAAGCCCACAGGTGGTGTAGAACACGCTCAACGACTTGTAGCCTCGCAACAAGCTATGGAGGAACCAGATGGCGACTGACGAGCAAACTAATGCTCAGATTGTCGTATCTGCCGATACAACTCAATATCAACAAAGTGTCCAAGCTGCGACTCAAGAAACCAGTAAGCTTAATGAAGCTGTTGGTTCCTTGGGTCGTAGTCTTGATGGTATAACTAGTAAAATAGGAAAGCGCCTAATATTTGGTGGTGGCGCAGCTTTAGTAGCTATTGCAGCTGCAGCAAAGACTGCTGCTGATTATGACAAGCAACTTTTTGCGCTTAAAGGTACTGCAGCTTATGCTGGAGAAAGTGTAGACAAATTAGGTAAATCTATTACAGATATATCTAAAAAGTTTCCGGTATCACGTGGCGAAGTTATTGGTTTATACGAGAGTTTTACCAAATTAGGGCAAAAAGCTCCACAAGAATTAGAAAAGCTTTCTAAAGCGTCTATTCTTCTAAGTGGCGCTACTGGTGAAAATGTAAACGCTCTAGCGTCTTCCCTTGGTGAGTTAAACCGTTCTTTTGGAACTTTAAACTCTACTCAATTCGAACGTTTTGGATCAGCTTTAACAAATGTCAGCAAATTATCAGGATCTTCTGCTGTTGGAATTGCTTCCTTCGCTCAGTCTCTTGCCCCTATTTCTAAAGCAGCAGGAATAACTGAAACTCAAGTATTGGG